GGCACACGCAGGACTCCATCTGCGTATTCGTCTCTACGTTTTCTACCCATTTGTGTGGTAGCTAAACCTTGTACAGCCTGACTGTACTTTTGTTCGTATAATTGCACATATGTAGGATTTTTCAAGTATGAAAAGGCTTCGGCTACTGTGCTGTATATTAAAACTTCAGGTGCAGTATTTGAGACAAAAGTAGTTGTGGTAGTGCCTGACGTGCCGTCACCTAACCTTTCTGGTGTTCTATTGTACCAAAGCTCTACAGTTATAGCAGCGTTAGGTGTGGGTGCTAAAATTAATGTGTTTTCGTCCCAGTTCGCATAATATCTAGGTGTGCCAGTATTATTAGCTCTATCCAAATTGTATTCATCAATAAATGTGGTGTCTCTCTGTTCTAACCAAGCTCTATCTGCATTTGCGTCAACAACTTGAACACCCCTTTCAAAATCAAAATCTTCAGGCATAGTAAGAAAAGGACTTCCTATTGTAAGAGATGATGTAGCAAATTTTCTAAATGCATCTAAATCTAATTGTTTTTGTATTTTATTTTCAGCGTTTGTAATAAAAACATTAATAACTGAATTAGATAATACCTCAGAGTCAACCTCTGTGTAATTTCTAACATTGTCTAATAATTCGCTATAGTTCATGGTGTGCTTATTGAGTTACCCATACCTGGGTGACTACTACAATAATAATATAGTGTCGGAGCTCCAATTGCTACTGTAATTTCCAAAGCTCTTGTTGTGGCTGCACTATACCCGCTAGCATAAGCCGATTGTGATACAGCAGAACCATTAATTTTAAAAGTTACTCCTGTTGTATAAACTGACCCAGAACTATGACTACCATCAGATGTGGTGCTTAGGTAAAAAGGATGAGAATCAACAGTATTATCACTTAAATTAAATATTGCTGAGGCCCCTTCATTTATAGTAATAGACGGTGCTTGTACACCATCAATATAAAAAGCGTTACCCCCACCACCTGCTTTTGCTGCAACTGTTACTGTATATGTGGTTGTGCTAACAGTGGATATAGTAACAACACCAGTTTTAGATTGCATAATTAGTTTTTTATGTGGTGTTTGTGGTAACATACTGTTTGAATCTGTTGGATTAGATCCGTCTGCAGGTGATGTGCTTTGTACAGTTGTAAGAAACGCACTGTCTCCAGGTTCACCTAAAAATACGGTTACAGGCATTGGTTGAGAAAAAGTGTCAAATGTAGCATCATCAGGTCCTGTAGGACTATCATCTTTTAATATTTTATTTGATTCTACTCTTGGGTCTTGTAATGCTTCAGGATCTGGTGGATGATAAGGAGGATCTAATTGTGGGTGTTTTGGTTCATAACACTCTGGACATACAAATAATCCGTTCCATTCTTTTTTTAATTGTTGATATTTGTACTCTTGACCACAACGATCACAAACTGCTCTAGAGAAACGACCTGATGCAAATGCCATATCTTACCCCGATGGATAAAAGTTTTGTGGCACAATATTTACAGATGTTGATTGACTGTCTTCTGTTAAGGCTCTTTGCAATTCAGCCTCGTATCTTCTTTCTAATTCTTGTGATCTTTCAGGTGCAACTTCTTGTGCAGTATAATATGCTAAACCAGATACTAAGCATGGTAAAAATCTAAAGGGTGCATCAGGTGTATTTGTATATGCTCCTACATCTTCTATTCTACCTACATAAAAAAAGTTTATCTTAGTGTCTGTAGTATCAGGTGTTAAAAATAATTTTATTTTAACAGCAGATAATTCTCTTCTTACATAGTATTGACTAGGTGTGCCCTGTGAAGTTTTATTAGGAAGATTTTCATACTCAGATCTAGATATTTTTGTCATGCTTGTATCAGTCAATCCGTCTGAACTTCTAAAGACAACCTCAAGTATGTCTGATGCATCAGAGGGTGCAGTGTATTCTGTTTGCCCTGCCGTTAAATTTTGTGTGTGATTTTTTATTTTCCAAAGATGAATACCTCGGTTACCCCACTCAGAAAACAATAAATTAAGATTATCTCTTGCTGCAGATAATTCATAACCTGTTCTTATCTGTGTCCCACATCTAGCGTAGGCTCTTTCAATAAGCCTATCTATACTGAGATCAAAAGCTGTAGTTCCCGAGGTAGCCATTTATTACTTTTTCTTCTTCTTTTTCTTCATGGCTTGTTTTTTTGCCTTGCCGCCTCGTTTCATCATAGCAGCAGGTTTACCGCCTCGTTTCATGGCTTGTTTTTTCATTTTCATACCTGGCATGTTTTTTCTCCTTTTTAAAAAGTTTTTCGTATTCGTCTTGCCTTGTTTTTACGACATCATCGTAATACTCGGCTGGCCAATTTTTATAATAACCTATCTTATGTAGTTTGCAACTTGCTTCATATAACTGTTTAAATTTTTGTACAAGCATCATGCTATATTGATACTCAGGCTCCCAATCACAATCATCTGTTGGATTAACAAGAAACTCTTGTTCTTCAACAGTAGCAGGATTTGTAGGATGAAACCCCATGAAGTATACGTCTCGTTTGTTATATGTTTTATTATAAAAATCTATTTTATCTTGAAATCTAATGTTGTCATATTGCTCCCAATAAGGATCACAAAATATAATTATGTCGTGTTGCTTCTTGTTCCAATCCTTTAGAACATTCGTAAGGTGTTTTTCGTACTTACTTCTATCAGGTCTAACCTCAATCCGTAATTTATTTTCTCTACGCCATTTAGCAGCAAAAGGACACGCAGGAAAACCTAGATGTTTGTTCATTGGCTCTAAGACATTCTTAGACCAATTCATTACATCATCTTTTATTTTTTCTGCGAGTTTTTTTCTTGACAATTGTTTTAACGTTTGTGGGTTTAGGGCCTACATTACCTGCTGCCCTTTTTCTAGATACTGCTGATTTTATTTGTCCCTTTGACATTGCTGCAGCTTTAGCAGCGGGGACACACTTTGGATATTTTCGTTTAGCGTCTTTTTTTTGTTTTGATCTACCACACTTAGCGAAGCTGCCATCTTTTTTTCGAGAACCTATATCTCTCCAATCCTGTTTGAACCACTTCGCTAATCCTTTGTGGCCAGACATTTTATACTATCTGTGATATTGCGTATATTGCAACAACTCCAACAACAACGACAATCATCTTGCCTTTTTTGTTTAAATTGTTCCATTTACTTTTGATTGAATCCAGCATGATTACCTCCTAAGCAGCGTTGGTAAATAACTTGGTTTTCTTTCTTCTTTTTGAATCGACCATGCCACAACCGGCAGCTACTATTTTGCCTCCCTTTTGCATGCGTTGAGCAGAGACAGCTTTTCTTTGTTGAGATATAGAACCTCCCATGGCTTTCTTAGGTCCTTTAAAATCTTTACGTTTCATGCCGCTTGGGTCTTTTATTTTGCCTGCACAGATTTTTGAAGCATAAGCATTTGCATATGCGCTAGGATATACCTTAAATTTACGCTTAGCTGCTGCTTTACCTCTTGGACATAATTTAGTCATGTTCTATTTCTCCTTATACTTATCTTACCCTTTTTAAATATATTAGCAACTTGTGTTTTACCCATAACCTTTGCTCTTTGTTCTCCTACTGTAAGTATTTGTATTTTACGTGCATAGGGTTTACTTATTCTTTTTACCTTAGCCACTGTAGCTCTTGCGTCTGCAGGTGTTGCAAACTTGATACGCACAGTATCTTTAGGGTTTTCGTCAGTATATAATCTTCTACCAGAGCCTTTAGGCTTTTTTCCTGTTCCTTTTTTTGGATCTGCCATTAATTATTCCTGTTAATTTTTTTGCTTGATTAGCGTGTTTCTTAGATGCTTTACGTAGCGCAGAAGCTACCTTTTTTATTTTTTTCATACCAGGCTTAGATACCTGTTGTCTCATTTGTGCTCTAGATATCGCCATTAAAAGTCAGTGGTTTTGATAAGAAACTCTTCTATCCAAGCTATCTTATCATCCATTTGTATAATCTTAGATTTTATTACAGCAATATCTTGTTGCATTTGTGCAACGCTGTCAGCCTTCTTTTCTACTGCATTAAGGCGTTCAGACCACATACCCCATGTCATGCCGACTGTTGCAATCAGCACAACATAAGGCAA